GTATTCAGTTGCTGTAACGCCTGCAGAAATAGAAAGCTCGTCAACACCGCCAAGTGCCGTGCGAATTTCTTCTCGATATTGACGCGCAAAAGAATTCTGGTCACCAGTAATGGCATCAGGAACAATATAACCAACGCGATCGTTTGGCTCCAGGTTTGCAATGATTCTTGGAACACGAAGCTGTCCATCCATACCCCGATAAACGGGATCAGCTTTAAAACGTGACTGGCTCAAGGGGCCACCACCCATGAAGCCAGAGTTCGCGGCAATGGAAGGTCGTTGAACAACGCTCTCTCCACCGGACTCCATCAAGTCTGTTTTGGGACGAGAAGAGAGAAGTGTTGGGTTACCAAAGAATTGAACATTCTTGCGCATGGTGCGAACCATGTCGTCATGCGTGCAAATATGATTTGCCAACGCATCAAACTCACCGACGCCTTCCGTAGAAAATCCTTTGACGTTGTTAAAGATCTCAACACACGGAATAAAACCAAGCGTATTCTTAAACGTTTTTGTGCGGCCGGTAACCACCTGATAATTTGTATCAAAAGAAAGCTCGCCTTCCGAGTGCGTTTCTTCAATTGTTTTATGTTTAATTGAAAGACGAATGTAACGTTTAGAGCCGCCACGACCCATTGATAATGGGCCGGTCAAACTAGAACTTTCGATGTCTTGTTGATAACCAAAACCCTGGCGAATTTTGTAGCTATAGATGATTACAACTTCATCAAGCTCGCCATCAATATTGTAAAAACTACGATATTCGTGTCGGCGAAAATAGTAAAGCCGATAATTATTTTGTGTGGGACGAATATAAAAAAGACCTTGTCCATCACATAAAAAATAATCCCAAATCGAATCAAGGCGTGTATCAAGTTGATTAAACTTGGCTACGCGTTCAATAAAATCTTTTCGCTGGTTACCAAAATTATCTTGCGCAGGAAAAAATTCGACGCCTTGGCGGATGCCGAATAATTTCATCTGCGCCAAGTGTGACGCAACTACGCCCGTATCAATAGAAGCTCCTCCGTCTTTTTCCAGGTAGGAGTCAATGATTTCTTTAAGCCGGGCCTTGGCGTCTACGGCAGCCATTAACTATTTCTCTATTTTGTCTTTACTGATCTTAGCAGAATTCCATTGGTTGTTTGACAAACAAACAAATAGCCCGTCAAGAAACATACTTATTTTGAAAACCTTGAGGGAGCTGTGATGCTGCCGCCGCCAAACCAGCAGCATTTCCTAGTGCGCCAAAAACGCCGCCTTGTGCCAATGGAAGCTCTAACTGAATAGGTGGTTGTGGCGGATTTTGTGTGGGCTGTTGGTTGCGCTTAAGCTTGCCAAAAGGATCTAGGTTTTCAAGCAAATCGCGATCTGGCTCAGCATATGGAGAGCTTCCCCGCTTAGGGCCAACTTGGGCGATGTCTCCAGGGTTGCCAAGATTAAAGGCGACCCCGCCCGGTGTTGTTCCATAACGCGGACCGCCTTCTTCATCTCCGTATCCCCCCGGTTGGTATGGAAAAAGATCTTTTAATTTCTGGTTCGTGGCAGGGCGAACTATCCCCGGCGTATTTGGAATAAAAGGAATGTCGGAAGGGGCATTAGGAAATAAATTCTTTAAAGGAATTCCTCCGGCAAGGGCGCCCAGATTGCCAATGGAACCGGCTATGTTGTTTTCGCCTGAGTAATACGTTGTCATCGTTTTATTTTTCTTTAATTCTACTCTTCTATTGCTTCGTATCCGGTGGGATCACTAACCTTGCTAAGGATAATACCGTTAGATCGCACATCCCAATCAAGAACATCGCCTTCCTGCCAGCCAAGCTCATCGATCAATTCGTCGGGCAAAACAATGAACTGATCGCCGTTGTCGTCTTCTTGAACTTCAAGGATGTAACTCATTTTGTCAAAAGCTTTTCCATAAGCTTATCAAGTTTATTATTGATTTCACGAAAATTATTGTGCATTTCTTGGATTTCTCTTAAAAAATCAACCTTCAAAACGTAGTCCAAAGGCATGCGATTGATCTGATCTTCCAAGATGTCAATCCTTCTTTCTTGTGAGTTGGTGTAATTGTAAACTTGTCGAATGTCTTGGGCGTGCCGACTTAATATTTTGTTGGCAACCCAAGTTCCTCCGCTAACTGCGGATGCAATAGCCGTTATTGCTATCGCTAAATATTCTGGGCCCACATCCAAAAAGCTTTTTTCTTATTCTAAAGTTTAGTAATCGAGCTGAAGCTGTCCTTTTCGCATGAGACCTGTAACAAGCCAGACTAAAGCGTCGACCGTATCGTCATGACTACTGACTCCGAAATTAGTGAGTTCCTCGAAGAGATTAGTGAAATTTCTGTAACGATTGAAGATGATTTTGCGATCTTCAAACATGCCCATGATGCCACGGAAGCGTGCAAGCTTGTCTGCACGGAAACCTTTGACGGGGTGCCAAATCAAATTGTAGAGACCTTCATTATTAAGGCAAACCCGTTTGAAATCAGCTTCGAGAGAAGCTTGGTACTGGACGGCTTCTGACCAAATATCACAAGTTGAATACGTGGGAAAGTAATGGCCGTTATCATCACGCCCAATCACCGACCAATCATTAAGCAATTCTTTCATGGCATCTAGCTTTTCCAGGTTGCCCATAACACGTATCCGGCGATAATCAATGATATGAATACGATCATCAATCCTTCCCCCAAGGATCATGACGGTGTAATCATTTTTTTCTTTGGTGCCAGCGGAGAGGTCAACACCGATGCCAAGCGTATCAAATTCCGTAGAAATCTCAGCTTTAACGATCAACTCAGGCGCCAAAGACAATTCGTTTTGACGAATGATTTGATTCATGTATTGAAAAGAAAAAGCAATGGGAGCTTGTCTTTTCTTTTCTTTTAAGTAATCAAGTGACCACATTTCCGGCCAATAAGACTCTTCTTCTCCCGTCTTAGGATTATTAAAAATTGCCGATAAAACAATCTGCGTCCAATTATTTTGTTCGTTAAAAGTTGTTGCGTGAATATCATCATGCCTAAAACGCGTACCAAGACAGATTGCCCTAGCGCCTTCAAACATGGTTGGCGCAATCACAGCATTCCAATTTTCCTGCATCTGTTTACGAATATCAGGATTAGAAATATCCGCAGCAGATTTAATAGCGTCATCAATCATGACAAGGTGTGAACGCTTGGAAGTCACTGAGCCTTTTAAGCCAGCCGCGCAAAGCGTAAACTGCTCGTCACCAGTTGTATCAATACCAGCAAACTTGTGATCAATAGACCAGTATTCATTACTGGTTACATTTTTCATTAAACGTACAGTTGGGAAAACCTCCTGATACCTTTTACTTTCAATGATGCGTTTAATGGTTGCTGATTTAGAACGAGCAATATCAACTGTGTAAGACAAATAAAGAACTTGAAGCGGAAGTTTTGCTTGTGTGTGTATGCCAATAGCCCAAGCCGTTAATAAACCAAGGACCGTTGATTTAGCTGAGCCACGGGGGGCAAGAAGATCGACATTGGGGCCAGCAATTTTAATTAAACAAGAACTGTCTTCATTGGTAACAAAGTGCCGATGCCAGTCAATATGATGACGAGCTGGCGGTTTATCCGCCACGTACTCACAGAAAAAACCAAAATCTTCCCTTGCTCTAGCAAGAGCTTCCGCATTACGAGGAACACGAATTTGTTGGCGGCGTGCCGCTGCCTTTGCATTGCGACGGTAGGCTAAATGCGTATAGCTTGGCACAGAAAAATCCAGTACTTAACTGAATCTTACTTTATTTTTCAGTCTTTTGTTTTTTCTTTTGTTCTTGATATTTCCTTGCTTTATCTAAAGCTGCTTTCCGTTTTTCCTTATCCGACATCTCCGTGCCGTCTTCTTTTTGAGCCTCTTTCTTTTTAAAGTGCTCCAGTAACTCAGGCGGCATTTTATTTTTTGACATCAACCAAACCTCACATGCGGCGAGAATAACCAGGGCCCATGGCAAGACCTGGACGATTAATGCCTGGAATCATGAGACCTTGATCTGCGTCTGCCGGTGTTCTGGTTGCCGGTTCCGTACCAGGCATAAAAGAGGCTGCGCCGACTTGGGGCGCTGAACCCTGCGGCCTCTCTTGAATCTGACGACGACGCATTTCAATTCCTTCTCGCATAAGCTGACGCTGACGAGCATCACGCATATTGGCTTGTTGGGCGCCCATGAAACTACGGCTCTGCAATAAAACTATCTTAACTTAATTATTCTTCTAATTGCATTCTTGCCCAAACACTCATTGATGCTTCTTCCAGAGGGATCTCAATTGGATCATCTTTAAAAATAAACATCAACTCTCGAATAGCACGATCAGCTCCCGCCATTAATAAACCCTTGCGATCTTTGGTATTTGTAAATTTTTCAATTTGATCAATATGGCCTCTAATTTCTTTTTGCATAGAAGCAATACGAGCGACGCCCGCGTCCCTTTTTACAACACCATTTTCTACGTCTTCGCGCAACTTACGCACATCTTCTTGCATCTCATCAATTTCATACAGGAGTTTTTTGCGGTGATCAGGTTTTTTATAGTTATCTTTGACCCAAAGTTCACACGCTGAAATAGTTCCCTTGTACCCAAGGAAACGACTATAAAGATAAATTTCAATTAACGAATAGTTATCTGCGCAAAATGCACAGAAAGATTCTTGAGTTGAGGCGTCGAGATTATCTACCCACGCATCAAATAACTCAATATCGATAAGCTCGTTGGGCCTGGCCGTAATCTCGGGCTTCGTCGCGCTGCCTAAATTCTTGGGACTGTTCGGCAGAGGTGCGTTGCTCTTCTGCGCCTTTGCCGATGGTTTCACGCTCTTGTTCACCAGCAGTCTCCATTTTCTTTTTGGAAAATTCGTAAGCCACGCCAGCAGCCTGACGATATTTATCTAAGTCGAACCAATCGTCGACATCGACTTGCCCGGCGGGAACGCTGCTGGTCATGGCTTATAAATCTTATAAGAAAAGATCAGAAGTTGCTCATCATTTGAGCAAGGCCAGTAGCAAAAATGTCACGACGGCCTTCGGTAGATTTTTGGCGTTGTTGACGACCTTTGGAGGCTTCCAGGCGATTCAGAAGCTCTTCAAATTTATTGATGTCAAAGTAATCGTCGGCGGCGCTTTGGCCTGCGGGAGCGGTGTAGGTCATTTACGTCTTTAGGACTAAGGTAATTATATCAAGCACATTCTTTTAAAAATTGAATGCGCCCACAAGTTGAGTGTAGATGTCTCCTTGAGCTTTAATTTTCTGAAGCGTTTGTGCGCCTTCATTTTTTAATTTTTGAGTTTCTTTATCAATTTCTCCTTGAAGATTTGTTAAGCCAGCACTGTACAAATACTTACGGGTTTCACGAACATTCTGTAACTGCTCTTCAATTTCGGCTGGTGTGCCAGTAAACTGATTTTGAAAATCTGGAGTAATGACGCCAGTACGCTCTTTGGTTGTAGCAGCATACGTAGGAAGAAGATTTTTATCAAAAGTAAAGGCTCGTTTGCCTGTTTTTTTACCTGTTTCGTCAAGAATTTGTTTACCAAACTGAGTGTCATAATAATTATCAAGATAACTCTGATTAAATTTATCTTGATACTCTTGGCTCTTGGCGAGAGAATCCCTAAGGTCTTGGTTGGTTTGATAATAACCCTGGTTGAAACGCTCCAGGGCTTTTGCCTGTTCTTCTTCTGTTGCTTGTCTACCAAGTAATTCTTCATAAGCGGCAGAAACACCTGTCTTCCGTCGACCGGGAAGCAGCTCTTGCGTATAAATTTTAGTAAGATCCGAAACGTCTGTTTCCGGAGGAGTTAAATCATATTTGGCTGCATAATCACGAAGCTGACCAGAAGCGTCTGCGTAAGTAATTAAACCTTGACGCAACTGTGATTCAACGCCCTGGCGCAAACCAGAATAACCTAACTGTCCAGCAGCCTTACGAGCCTCTTCTTTGGCGGCAGCTTCTTCTTTTTCTTTTTGTGCACGCTCTTCGAGACGCGCTTCTTTTTCTTGTTGATACTTTAAGTAATTTGAAAAAGTATCATCACGCGGTGGCGCTTGATACTCAACTCGTGTTCCTCCTCCGCCCATGGTTTAACTCCTTACACGAAATAAGTGCCCACTTCACGTGGTGCAATTTTACCAAACATTCCAGCCATTGCAGCCTCTCTTTCAGCTAAAGAACGTTTTAAGGCTTCTTTGTTTTCACGTTGCTTTTGCTCAATGGATGCAATAGAGCCTTCAAGGCCCCCAAGGCCACGACGAAAATCCAGTTCTTGAGCACGTTCCCTTTCTGCAAGGGGACCCGTTTTAAACATGGAGGCTGCCTTCTCTCTTCCAAAAGCAACGTCCCCACCTGCGCCAGCGGCAAAAAGAGGACCAAACATCGCAGAACCAAGAGCCCCTTTTGCCTGTTCTCGGCCTTCTAAAATTGCCGCATTTTGCGCCGCAAGTTGAGCTTGAGCAATGTTGGCAGAAGTAGCAGCTTGGTTTTGACCGCTAAGAAAATTAAAGCCTGCGCTAACAGCTCCAAGGCCTAAAGAAAGGGGATCAAACATGCTCTTGGCCGAAGAAGACTTGGAATCAAAAAAACCTGAAAATTTTTTATCAAAAGCACCGGCGCCGCCAAAAGGAGAAACCGTACCAAAACCAATGCTTGTATTCATATTATAAAACTTCAACGCTCATTTTCTTATTTTAACGAAGGTAACTCTGGGGTTGAAACTGATAAGACGCAAACTGTGTGTTTGGATAGGCCTGTAAAGCCTGGTTGTAAGCATCTGTAACGCTACGGGCTCCCAAAACGTTCATGGCAGCTTGGTTCCCATACATTTCTTTAATTGTTTCTGGAATACCAAATAGTAATTTATACGGCGCTGCTTGACGCATTTGTTCGGCCTGAAATTCAGCCGTTGCCTTAAGTCTTTCTCGTATTGCTTCGGGAGTATTAAGACGAAAAAGAGGCGCTAAGATATCTCTTTCAAAGCGCTCGCCATTGTCATTTTTAGGTTGGACTCTACCGCTTAAAATTGCGTCTCTATATTTTTCCCTTACAGCAGCGTCCGAAATTTTTCCGAGTGACTCCTCTAGTTCTTGGGGGCTATTAAATGAAAAAGAAGAAAAAGACACAACAATTACCCCCTAAAAACGGAAGCGGCGTAGGGATTAGAAGACGTAATAATATCTCGAACGGTTTGGCCAGCTTGTTGTTGTGCGCCGCCCGCAAGTTGAGCAGCATACATTTGACGATTAAGAGCCCCAGTTAACTGGCCAAGCTGTTGATTAAGCCGCATCTGGTTTTGAGCATCCACATCACGATATTGACGGTAAAGGGGTAACATTTCCTCTGCGTTTTTAATGCCGCCCCTGCGCAAAAATTCCGCTGCTTGAAGATCTTCTGGCTTTAAACCAGGAACAGAACTACCTGTCAAACCCGATTTACCTTCTTCACGTCGCTGACCGGTAACAGCTTCCAGTGCTTTAGAGGCTCCGCCAGCAAGTGCTTTTGCCGCGCCACCGCCAAGGACAGAGCCCGCAATAGCACCGATAGGGCCACCAACAAGACCGCCTAGTAAACCGCCGCCAACCGAACCAATTGCCCCAGGAACATCTCCTTGCATAAGAGCAAGACCACCGCCAATTAAGGGTGAATAACGGCCAGCAAGTGCTAAGCCTGCTCCACGCAAAGTAGTTCTGCCTGTATTTGCCAACAAAGACTGACCTGTTTGACTGGCACGTGCTTGGTCACGTAAACCAGCAAGATTAATTCCTGGTTGACCGCCGCCGCCGGGTGCCGGAGCAGGAGCGCCAGTGCCTGTTACTGGGGGACGACCGCCGCCGCTACCGCCACCAGCGCCAGCGCCAGAGGGAGCAGTGCGCCCAGATGCTGAGCCCATCGGCGGAATGGATGAAGGGCCTCCGCTGCCAGCGCGTGACGCAGATGTATCTCCAACGTCGCCAGTTAAACGCACGCTACCGGTACCCACAGGAGCGTTTGCGCCAACACCTCCCGTAACCACGGGATTCATGCCTACGTCACCAGTAACTTGGGGATTAGCCTGTTGCGCCTGTCCGCCACCAAGGCCAAGCATACCCATAAACTGTTGAAACAGAGAGGGATCATTTTGAAGAGCCCTTTTCACCTCTTCTGGATCCATTGATGCACCACGGCTGGTCGTAATGCTTGCCATTATTAAGTCATCTGTTATTGATAAATTCTATCACTGATATTTCAGCGAGAAGAATCTAACGTATATTCAGAAATTGTTGGCAATTGTGGACGATTAGCCGTTGCAATTGCGCTGTTAATTAGATTTCCTGTTGCAACACCAGCCACGGAAGATCCTGCAGCCGCAGCAATTGTGCCTAAAAGTTTTTTGGCTGGAGACACTCCGGCTTTTGTTAGTGCCGTTGCTGCTTGACGCGCACCTAAAGTTCCTGCGGTAAATCCACCAGCCATAGGAATAGTGACAGGGAAGCCAAGCATGCGTACTTCTGGAACGCCCTGCAAATTTTCTGTTGTCCCTTTAACAATACCAAGATCCAAAAGACCTTTTTCGTTGTACAAATAATTCATATAATTTGCATAACGCTCTGGAGTTAAATCAGGAATATCTGCTTTAGCAGTTTCATATTTCAAAGGCTTACCCGTTCTTCCTAGGAAAAAACGTTCAAATAATTCTTGTGTTGGTTGTTGTGTAATCCGACGATCTTGAGAGCCTGGCTCAGCATACGATTGAGCGTAACCCTTTGGACGAAACTGTTCTTCTGGGTTTGTAACATCAAAAGTACCCGCAGCAGAAATAGCGGGAATGCCAATGGCAAGAGCAGTCGCTGCTCTCATTGTTGGTGATGAGATTATGCTTTCGTTAATGCCCAGGCCAACGCCAGCCTGCGCGACGGCTAAAGGATGATTGTATCGCCACCAATACGTACGTGTTCCGTCGTTCGCTGCATCAACAGTTAAACGTGAAATATAAGCACCTAAAAATTGAGCCGGAGTGCCGCGAAGAGTAACACCCTCTTTAGATAAAGCTTTTTTAAAACGTGGATCTAAAAAGCTTTGACCATAGCCCAAACCAGAACCAACTGTTGCCGCTCCAGGCTTGTAAGACGCGTCTACTGCGGCTGCTCCCATTTTGGGAGAAACTTGTTTTGTAGTAGGAGTGCGACCTCCTCTTTGCTGAATAACATCAGCCTTTTGACCACCCAGTTTAATATCTTCCCAGATATTTTTTAACTGGCTTGTGAGCGCTTCACGATTCAACATAATTATCCTTTGCTTAAGCCATAAGGATCAAGACCTGGAGATGGACGCATCAGTGTCGATTCAAGTCCTTGCATTTGGAACATAGTGCCAGGAGACAAAGATTGCGCTAGTTGTTGATTGAGGAGTTGACGTTGAATTAATTGTTGCTCTGATGTCGCCGTTTGATCCATTTCAATTGGTTGAGAAGACAAAGCCTGAAGTTGCTCCGGAGAAAGATTAGAAACTTGTTGAGCGGCAAAAAGAGGCTCAAGCAAAATAGGCGTAGCAATTGAGGTTCCAACCATGGCAATATTTTGAGCCATGCTAGGACGATATTCTTGTGTAAATTTTTTTGAACCTTGCGGCCGAACGTCGTAATATTTTCCAGCAAGTTTAGGACTTATCTTTCCAACTTGTTTTGCAATGCCTGCGCTTAATAAAGTATCCGCAGCACCAACAGCAAGACCTGCCAACGGATTTCCCGTATAAAGAGTTGTAGCAAGACCGGTAAACAAACCACCCGTAGCAGCGTGACCAAGCAACTCTTTTCCGCCACCGGATAAACGTTGTTGCACGAAAGGTGCTTTTCCAACGTTGCCTAAAGCAGAAGAAAATTTTCCGGCAAGGCCAAGCATTGATTTATTTGCTAATTGCTTTATTTAATTATTCTACGTTTGTTTTTCCAGGAGAAATGTTAGTTTCAACCTCGTTGTCATTAGCCGTTGTTTCCCCTTGTTTTTCTTCTGCTTGTGCTTGTTCTTTTTTAATTAAGCCTTCACGATCCAACAACTGAGCAATAGAAGGTTTGTCCTCAAACTCGTTTTCGGCTCGGCGCTCTGCCATAGCCATGAGATAGCCGTTAGGATCCGGATTGCGCAGCCGGGGCATTGGATTCTTGGCTGCTTTGCCAGGATTCATAGTTGGACTAATTTTGTATGCCTCGATCCACTCGGGATTAAAATCAGGCTGATCTTGCGGGCGCTGAAAGGTACGTGCACGTCCTTCATTGAAGTCATAATCTTCTGGCCGATTAAAACGCCCCAGTCCCTCAAATAGCTCATATTGAGATGTAACTTCCGAATTATTATCAAAAAACGGAGTATTACCAACAAAGTTTAAATCGGGATTCAAAGTAACCTTGTTGGTCATCGCACGTTTTAACAGATCACGATCTGTAAACCGCGAAGGATTCCAGGGATATTCACCTGTTTCAGGCTTGGCGCGAAACAAATCGTCAAAATCTAATCGCTTACCAATCTGTCCGCGACGATTAAAAGGATTAGTAATGTAACGACCTAAATCAAGCCTGGCGTCTTTTGCCATCAACCCTCAGACTTTTCTTTCTTTTTCTTTTTTAATCCTACCAGTGTTTGGCGAAGCCGCGCTTGCTTTACTGTTTTTTCATCATATTTTTCTGGATTAGCCAGCACGTTCTCCTGGAGTTGAGCAGTGGTAATTCCCTTCTTTTTGGCTTTAGCAGTGAAGGCACCTTCCTTCATCTCCATGCCTTGAATCCATTTTTTATCTTTCTTTTTTTCAGCCATGATTAAAATAAGCGCGGTTGAATAACAGCTTGAGAAGTTAACGGTGTTGAGCGACCACGTTGCAATTTACTCATATAAGATTCTAACTGCTGTGCGGCCAAATCAGCAGGAGTTAAGCGTACTCTAGCTGCGGCAGCCGTTGAAGGAACCACGTCAGAAGGAAGTTCCAATTGACGAGCTTCAGCAGTTTGAGGTTGACGTTTAACAAATAAAGACGGAATTTCAAAATATTTTTGAGCATCTATGGGGGATTGTTGTACTATTTGTTGACGAGGAAATTGAACTTCTCCCTTTCGAACGGCTTCCGAAAGATTTACGGACGCTTGGGCAACAGGACGTGGTGATTTAGGTGAGCCAAGTGCGCGTTCACGTCCCAAAGGCTGTGAAGGCTTGAGCATTGCCTCTTCTGAATAAACAAAACCTTCGGGCGTTCTTTGTTCAGGCAAATGAATGTCCGGATCCCAACGCACTGGTTGTGCTTCGTATTCAAGTCCTTTACCAGCATCAGCAGCCGCGTATTCGCCACGGCTTGTCTCACCTCTGTAACGTGCTGTTTCCGGTTTAAAAATTTGTTCTGTAACAATAGCAGGAGGTTCAAAGATGCCAGGCGTTGGTCCTGCTGTTGTTCCTTCTGCGCCCACACGACCGCGAATAGCGCGACCTGTTGCGGTAGCGGAAACAGTACCGCCCGGAAGCCCTGGACGCCCAGCGCGAAGCTCAATAGTTTCTGAAATCAATTCACCGGTTGCTGGATCTACTTCTGCAAAAAGCCGAGAACCTTCGCCTGTTTTTACAACTTTTTGAACCATAGGAAATCTTTCTGCTTGTAAACTTAAAGCATTTTGTTTATTTCTAATTTGCATTCGAGCCTGCTCTGCATAATTAACTTGGTTTTGAAGCATTGTATGCTCAGGATTTTCAATCGTTGGTTGCGGAGCTTTACCTGCGTTTAATAAAGCTTTATTACGTGCAAATATTTTTGCCGCCGTTGAATCCCCTTGGCGCATAGCGGACATGGCCATATTTGTCTGTTCAATAAAATCGGTATATTCAGGATTGTCAATAAATTGAGGAGCACCTTCTAACTTGGCATTCAGATTTGAAAGCCTGTTTGTGTAATAAATATCTGCATTTACAAGACCACCTGATTCTGATTCTCTTTCTTTAAAAGGTTCATAATAAGAAGATGTTGGCACTTCTTCATTAACAAAAAAAGTTTTACTTTGCCCCAACTGAAGATTTGTTTTTGGTTTGACAGTAAGAGGAAGCGAAGGACTTGCTTGCGCAAGCTCTAAAACATTGGGATCGCCTGTAGCAGCATACAGTTCCGAAGCTTGTTTAATATTTGTGCGTGATGCTAATTCTTTTTCTAAAGCCAAGCCCCGATAACCTTCTTCTGCAAGTTGAGCGCGCAATTGGCTCATGCGCGTTTGCATCATTTGTTTTTTTGCAAATGCTCCCGCAGTTAATTCGGCTTGATCAACGGGAACACCATTTGGTAATTGCGCTGCAACTTGATTAATTGGTGCATCTGCTT